AGAAGATGCTAAATCTGGATTTTTGCCAGCGTGGGTTCAAAGATTAGAAACTCGTTTTAGAGGACAAGATGATCCTCAATTTGCTAAAACATATCAATTAATTTGGAATACAGAGCAACAGCGTGCAAAGCGCAACGGTAGAGATCCAATACCTTCATCTAAGATTCTAAAGATGACTAAAGATTACTGGAGTATGCGTACTGCAGCTAACTTAATTATGCCATTTGCTCCACGCTTTGAGAGTCCTTACAAGTATTATTTGGACAAGTCACGTGAATATCGTCGTCTATATGGACTCGAAGCAGATGCTAAGTTCTTAGATGACTACCCAGAGTTCTTCTCGTTCTCAGCTAGCCTTTCATCTAACCCAACTAACGTACAGTCTTCTGTACAAGCAGTTGAAAACATTAAGAAGTATGAAGGTTTAGTATCAGATTTAGTAAAGGTTGAACCTCGCCTTGTAGGTCTTATTACTAATAACTTTGCAGGCTATGAATTTTCTCAAGCAGCCTATGATTACCTATACAGAAAGCGTGTCTCACCAGATTCACCAGAAAAGTTTTTACAATCTCAGTCACCAGCAGAAGCCCAAAAGCGCAATGAATCTGAAAAGGGATGGATTCAATACAACCGTCTTATGGATGTTATTGATAACGATTTACAAGATCGTGGACTAACTTCAATTCAGCAAAAGGGTGCAGAAGATTTGGCCTTTATGAAAGCTGAAGAAATAAGAAAACTTGCTCAGAAAACAGATGTTGATGGAAAGCCTGTTGTCAATTCAAAGACTGGTCAAATTGAACAGACTGCTTGGTATGATGACTATCTAGATTCAGATGGGTCTAAGACCAACCGAGTAATCCTAGGTCTTGGTGCAATTCTTACAGACAAGAAGTTTATTGAAAATAATAAGAATAATCCTACTTGGAAGTCTGTTTCAGCATATCTTGATTTACGCAAAGCAGTTGCTGCAGAGTTGGCAAGCCGTAAGGTTAAGTCAATTACTGCTAAAGCAAATATTGATGTAAAACTTATTTATGACGGAACTGTTAACAAACTCAAGCAAGATGATAAGCTAGGTTTTGCCTATGTGTATGACCGCTTCTTATCACAAGACCTTGTATATGATAAGTATTTAACCCCAAAGGAGAGTAAGTAATGGCATTCTCAGATGCGATGAAGGCCTATCTCAAAAAACAAGGCAAAACTGATGCTGAAATTGCTGCTCTTGAAAAAGAAGCAGACGCAGCAGGTACTAATGACATAACTCCTAAATCTACCAAGCCAAAGGTAGATTCAACTAGATATCCAACCATCTCTAGTCCTACTCAAGCTACGCAACTTATCAATAAAGTATTTCAAGATATATTAAAACGTCCTGCTACTGCTGAAGAAATGAAAAAGTGGAAGCCACTTCTTAAAACAGCACAAGAAAAAAATGCCTCAACCCAGACATACAAAGTCAAAGATAAAATTGGCACTCAAACCACTACAGGTGGATTAGATACCGATACTTGGTTATTACTCCAGCTTCAGTCAGATCCAGAGTACAAGGAAGAACTTGATAAGGTTAAGTTTACTGACCCTTACCTATTTGACCGTCAATCAGAAAAGAAATTGTATGAAGATGCAGTAGCTGCAGCCGGTGGTGATGCTACTAAGTTAGCAGAAGTAGAAGCAACCACGGCCTATGGTCGAGGACTTAAAGACCTCAAGGATGCTATTGAAACTGCACGCATTGCGGCTGGTGCTGAACTATCAGATGTTGAAGTTAATGCACTTGCGCAAGAGGCATACGATAAAGGTCTTGATAGAGAGCGTAATTCTTTTAACGCTTTCCTTGACCAGAAGTTTAAGTTTGGTGCTACAGCCGCCAAAGGTAAAGCAGGCGAGCAGTTAGCAGATTTGCAAAAGGTCGCATCAGCTAATGGGTTAGACTTGCAAAAGGCTTTTGGTACGCAACTACCTACTTGGTTTGCATCCATTAACAAGGGCGAGTCTATTGAGACTTACAAGAAGCAGATTCGTGATGTAGCCAAGATTGGTATGCCACAGAACATTGCTTCATTACTTGACAATGGTATTGACTTAGATGCTATCTATTCACCATATAAGAACGTGATGGCATCTGTCCTAGAGATTAACCCAGAGTCAATTACCCTCAATGATCCAGTATTGCGTGGTGCAATTACTGGTGAAAAAGAACTTCCTATCTATGAATTTCAACGTCAACTCCGCAAGGATTCTCGTTGGCAGTACACCAATCAGGCTAAAGAAGAAGTATCTGATGTAGCACTTAAAGTCCTTCGTGACTTTGGATTCCAGGGGTAAACAATGGCATTAGATAGAGACAATGCTTTCTATGGTTACAAAGCACCAACACCAACCGTTGATGCCTCTGATGCTGCAGAAAAAGCCCGAATTGCTGCAATGAGAAAAGCAAATGCTAAATCAAGACCAGCAACTTTTCTTGAGCAAGTAGAAGCTCAGATTGCTAAAACACAAGCAAGCATCTCAAATTTAGAAAATACACAAGCAGAGCTAGACGCAAACCCAAACGCAATTCCAAAAGCAGGAACATTCCTTGGTTATGACTATCAAGGCAATACACAGACAACAGGTACCTTACGACGCAAGATTATTGCAGATGGTAAGGGTGGACAAAAGATTGATTTTCAATCAACTGAAAAGAATCCTGACTACGTATCCGGTTCACGCGGTGGCGGTGTTATTGGCGGTAATACTGGCGGTAATACTGGCGGTAATAATGGTGGTAATACTGGCGGCGATACTGGTGGAGCAACAACATATACAGCCCCAGATGGCAAGATATTTACAAACCTTGCTGCTTACAACACTTATATTGCAGATCTAAAGCAAGAAGAAAAGACTAAGACGGGACAATCTGCTTATGACCTATTGTTTACACAGTTTAATCAATATGGAATGGGCGCACTAGTAGAGCCATTAAAGCAGTTTATTCAACAAGGTTTATCTTCATCAGAATTTACTCTTCGCTTACGCGATACAGATGCCTACAAGAAGCGCTTTGCCGCTAACGCATCTCGCGTTGCTAAGGGTCTATCCGCTCTTAATGAAGCTGAGTACATTGGTCTTGAGGACCAGTACCAGAACATTATGCGCCAGTATGGTCTTCCTGCCTCTTACTACACACGTGGTGATATGGGACGTCAAGAAGGCTTTGAGAAGTTTCTTGCTAACGATGTATCAGCAGCAGAATTAGAAGACCGTGTAATGACTGCACAGTCTCGTGTTACAAATGCAAATCCAGAGGTACTCTCTGCCCTTAAGCAGTTCTATCCTGGTATTGGTGACGGCGATATTCTTGCCTATACATTAGATCCTGAGAAGGCACTAACAGATATTAAGCGCAAAATAACTGCTGCTGAAATTGGTGGTGCAGCAATGCAAAGAGGACTAAGTACAAATATGACTCGTGCTGAAGAACTTGGCGCTGCAGGTGTTACTAAGCAGCAGGCACAGCAAGGTTATGGAACTATTGCAGGTGGACTACAGCGTGGTTCACAACTTGCAGCAATCTATGGAGAAAGTCCATATACACAGACAACAGCAGAGTCTGAAATTTTTAATATTGCCGGTTCAACAGAAGCTGAAAAGCAACGTAAGAAACTTACGTCATTAGAAAAGTCCACCTTTAGTGGTCAGACCGGAATATCATCTGGCGCATTAGCACGAGATCGTGCTGGCGCTTACTAAATAAAAAACCTGCCACTAGAGTAGCTGGACTAGTGGAGCGACAATCAAAACCAGTAGCTAGAGCCATACCAGTTCCCCAACTGAATATGAGGCTAGTGCCAACAACTAATAGGGAGAAGGACCACTATGTCCAATTACGACTACGAGGATGATGACGACATCACACAAGATGAATCGCCTAACGACCTAGTAAAGCAACTACGCAAGGCATCAAAACAAAAAGATAAAGAACTAGCAGAACTTCGTTCTCAGTTTGATTCTTTAAGTAAGGGCCAGCGTGAAAGAGCAATCAAGGATGCCCTCGCAGCTCGCGGGGTAAACGGCAAAATTGCTGCATTTATCCCACAGGATATAGACCCAACTGAAGAGTCTGTATCTAAATGGCTTGAAGACTATGCCGATGTATTCGGTATTGAAGTAAGCCAAACCCAGACACCTAATGTAAATCCAGCCGATGCTGCAGCATATAAGCGTATGACAAACTCCGCCGACTCTGGCGCTTCGCCAGAACATAACGGAGACATTATGCAAAAACTAATGAATGCAAACAGCAAAGAAGAACTGGATGATGTCATCAGATTGTCTGGACTCTAATCCGATCCTAACGAAAGGCTAGACCAAAGTGGCAATTCCAACAGGTACCCCCACCTCTAGCTCGACGATCAGCAACCTCGTACAAGCAGCATACGACCAGTATGTAAGAATGGCGCTTCGCTCCATTCCTGTTATGCGTTCACTTGCCGACGTCAAGCCAGTGCAACAGGCAATGCCAGGATCATCAGTTGTTTTCTCAATCTATTCAGACTTGGCACAAGCCACTTCTACATTGACAGAAACTTCAGATGTATCTTCCATTGCATTAGGTAACCCTTCACAGGTTACAGTAACACTGAACGAATACGGTTCAGCAGTTACAACAACAAAGAAGTTAAACCTAACTTCATTTAACGATGTTGACTCAGCTCTTGCTGACATCATCGCTTACAACGCAGCAGATTCTATTGACAACGTAGTAGGTCAGGTCCTGTCAGCAGGAACTAACGTGATTTACTCAAACGGTCCATCAGGAACTACTCCAACTGCATCATCAGCAGTTCTATCAACAGACACAATGACAGTTGCAGATATCCGTAACGCTGTTGTATCACTACGCACAAACAAGGCATTGCCTCGT